GTTTGTAATCCTGGACCTCCGATTATTCCAGAGACCTTTACTGTTACGGTAACTAACTTTAAACCTGTTGTTAGTCCTGCAGCATACTTTGGAGATCCTGGTCTTACGGTGACATTAGCAGCAGTAGGATTGAATGCAAGTCCTGGAAGTGCTGGACCTGGAGGCGTTGGTACTGCTACTGCTACAGTAACACATCCTGGAACCATCACAATGACTGTTTCTGGGGGATATACGGACTATCTGTTTCCTAATAAGGAATACAAGTATAGAAGGGACGTAACTGCCCCTACACACGCTCCTAGCGTCACTACAGGACCCTCTGGGTACGTTGCACAGTATGGCACCCTTAACCAGGGTTCTGCCCTCTCTAGAGGGACGTTCCTGAATCCTATTGGTGGTCTTGCTATTGCAGGTACTCCTACTGTAGGATTGATTAATGAAATTGGTTCTGCAGACCATATGCAGCATTATTTCCCAGATCCCAATTATATGATTATTGTAGAGTATACAGTAGTCATTACAAGTGTTCCTTGTGGCATTGGTGCTGGTACATTTACCATTAGGCAAATCGTCTATGATGACAAAGACATTTCATCAGCGAGGTTTGTAGAAGCGGTAAATAGTCAGACAGGACGTAATCCTATTAATCCTAAGTTCTCACCATGAAAGGTTGTACCTATGTTGGTGCTCTATCTACAGGGCACATTTGCTATCCACCGACTGCTCTTACGGCAGGATCCCCCAATGTGCGTGTAAATTTTGTTTTGGCAGGACGTGTAGGAGATTTATTTGCTCCTCATGCGTGTCCTTGTTCAAATTGCCCACCACCACACGCAGTTCGACCCATTTCTCAGGGTCCTATTAACGTATATTTCAATTTCCGTCCTCCTGGGCGCATTGGAGATATGATTGGTTGCGGAGATACCATCGCTCAAGGGTCATTTAATGTCTTTGCAGGGGCGTTCAATTGACTTGACAAAGCGGAAAATCCCGTCTATACTACTGTTGTTCACGCAAAAATCTCAAAATTATGGCAGCTCGTTCAAAAATTGGTCTCTCTGGCGTTAAATTTGAACCTGGCAAACCCAAACTGACCCGTCAGGGGTGCTCTAAAAACACAAAATACGCTGCAACTGCTCGTAACAAGGCGAAAAAGAAGTATCGGGGGCAAGGTAAGTGAGACCTGAGACCCGAGAAGCAATGGAAATGCTGTTTTCTGCGAAGTGGAACCTTCCAAAAGCGGCAAAACATTGCAATTTGAGCAATAAGGAGATGAAAATCACCTTTAATGAGTACTGTAACTTTCACCCACCCACTTATAAAGCGGAAAAATGACCAAACCACTCCTTTTCATATCACAAGATAAGGAGATGGCGCTCATCCAGGAGATGACGTACAAGATCAAAATGGCAAATTTAGACATTCATCCGTCTAAAACCTGTTTTTTGTGCGTCTCTCCTGATTATTCTAGTATTGTTTCACAGCATCTCGCTCATTCACTCACAGTGGATGGCGAGATTTTTCATATTGAAGCAGTCAATGTGCCATTTCCTGACGAATCAGAACAAAATTACAGAGTAAATTTTGAAATCAACTTCGCAGATTGGGTACTTGACTGGGACAATTTTGTTCTTATTGAGGCAGGAGTAATTCGTGGAGGTAATTATACCTGGATTACTGAGTCAATGCAGAAGTTTGTTGACAAGAATTACTACACAGTATCACTTTGTGAAAATATTGGTAGTAAATTCAAAAGTGATTTTGTCTCTCTTTACTATGATGATAACAAAGAAGACCTTCATTTTTGGTGGGAGCAACCCAACAACCATTGGCGATAAATACTTTCGGAGATAGTAACCTCCCAAAAAGTTCTGGAAACAGATTTTTGGAGGAAAAATGGCAAATCATCCCATTCCTGACCAAGGTGATGACTTTATTAAATCTGGAAAGGTGTTAATTACTGATCCTAGGTCTGATTATTACTTAGAAAAGGCATCAAAACCCAAAAACAATCCACCTAAAGATCGTCTTTCTAGACCATGTGGTGGAAAAGGTGGTTTTGACGACTATGCTGAGTGGTTGACCTGATATATAAAGTATAAAAAGGCATCAATAATGGCACAAATATCCAAAAAGTTTGTTGATATTAACCCAAGTTTTGAAAGTCACCCAATTACGGGTGACATCACCTTGCTTAAGAATGAAAATGCCATTAAACAAGCGGTCAAAAACGTTGTATTGACTATGAGAGGCGAAAAATTCTTTCGTCCCTTCTTTGGAACCAAGTTAAGATCTGCATTATTTGAGTTTTTGGACCCAATTATGGCAGATGAGATTACAGTTTCAATTGAAGATGCGTTAAAGGTTTATGAACCTCGCGTTACAGTTGATAATATTGAGTATATTGACAATATTGATGATAATTCTGTAGAAGTAACAATTTTCTATCGCATTACTGGTCTACCTTTGGATCAACAGTCACTTAACCTTATCTTAGAGCGAGTATAATGGCGTTTAACACAGTCACTAATTTAGATTTTGAGGACATCAAAATAAGTTTAAAGGAGTACCTGCGTGCTTCTGAACTTTTTAGTGATTATAACTTTGAAGGTTCGGTACTGTCTCAACTTATTGATGTATTATCGTACAATACTTACTATTCAGCACTTAATGCTAATTTAATTGCTAACGAAGTATTTTTCGATAGTGCGTCTATTAGAGAAAACGTAGTTTCGCTTGCAAATCTTGTTGGATACACTCCAAGATCTGCAAAATCGGCAAAAGCGACTATTTCTATGGATGTTGAGGTAAATCCTAATATTGGTGCGTTCACTTTGAAGAAAGGTGAGTCATTTTTAGGAACTAACCAAAATGGATCTTATGTATTTTCTGTTTTGGATGATGTTACCAGAGAAGCGTTTGTTGATACTGACGGAAGACGCAAAGTAAGGTTTTCTGAGATTGATATTTACCAAGGAAACCTTCTGAGAGTTGTATATCCAATTGATTCTTCAACAAGACAAAAAATTATCATCCCAAGTGCAGATGCTGATGTTGATCTTTTGACAGTTATCGTAAGAGAGGACAATTTTAATGTTCCTCTTACTTATAAAAAGGCAGGACAATTTACAACGATAACTGCAGATGATAAAATTTACTTTATTCAAGAGAATAAGAATGAACAATTTGAACTCATCTTTGGAGATGACGTATTTGGTCGCAAACTTAAAAATAATGATCAAGTAGACATTGAATATATTGTCAATAACAAATCTGATGCTAATGGATGTGCTAATTTTGAATTTACAGGAGTATTCAATTTCAATGGTCAAAATTTTGACAGTGTAACTCCAACTATCACAATAAACTCTCCTTCAGCGGGTGGAGCAGAACCTCAAAACATTACATCTATTAAATATTTTGCTCCAAGGTATTATTCTGCACAGCAGAGAGCAGTCACTGTTAGGGATTATGAAACTTTAGTTTCTCAATTGTATCCAAACCTTCAAGCACTGTCAGTTTTTGGTGGTGAAGACGCAAGTCCACCTCAATATGGTAAAGTTTTCATTGCAGCAAAACCATACGGTGCAGAAACACTAACCACAACAGGAAAACAGAATTTACAGAAGTCAATTAGAGAATATACCATTCTTTCGGTTATTCCTGAAATTATTGACCCCTCATATCTGTATTTGGAAATTGAATCTTTTGTTTATTACAATAATAACAAAACAAGAAGAACTTCACAGCAAATTGCAGAAGTTATCAGAAAAGTTATTGCTAATTTTGGCGATACTAACGATCTTGACAGATTTAACGGAAAATTCAAGTATAGTAAACTCGTAGGAGAAATTGATGATACTGATCCTGGTATCACTTCTAACATTACACGAGTTAGGATGAAGAAGAATATGCCAGTGCTGTCAAATGTCTTTGCTTCGTATGAAATTTGCTACGGCAATAGAATTTCAAACGACACTGATCTTATGTCTAGTGGATTTAAGATTACTGGAGAGGATGTGGTCAATACTTACTATTTTGAAAAGTATGGTGAATCTGGATTAGCAATTTATAAAATTAGTGGTGGAGAAAAACTTTATTACTCTAAGAACGCAGGTACAATTGACTATGAGAAGGGCGAAATAAATATTAATGCAATTAATATTAATTCTGTTGTAGGAGACCTTGAGTATATTACTTTCTCAGTGATTCCAAAGTCAAATGATATTGTAGCATTGCGTGATCTTTATATTTCAATTAAACCTGAAGATATTAAGGTTACTTCAATTTTAGACACTATTTCATCTGCTAACAGAACATCAGGCGTAGGACAAATCCCCGTATCTAGTTAACTATGTTTAACGATTTAAAAGTATCGACTTCTATTGAAGGGCAAGTATCTCAATACTTTGCTCAACAGTACCCAACGTTCATAGCATTCTTAAAAGAATACTATGCCTTCTTGGAAACCAATGGTAATCCATTGGATATCATTGGAAATGTTGGTGATTTAATTAATATTGATACTTATACAGGAGTATCTACATATGGAATCTTGTCTGATGATATAACATCAACTTCAACCGAAATTGAAGTATATGAGCATGGTGTATATCCACCAACAGATGGATTGCTGAAAATTGATGATGAGGTTATTCTTTACAAGAGATGTACATTAGTAGGCAGTGGTGAAACTGCTCGTACCAAGTTTATTGGGTGTACTAGAGGATATACTTACAATGATCTTGATCTTGATGGTAAATTAACATCAAACGTTCCAACTGTTGCTGCACCACACGCTGCAAATAGCAGAGCAGTTAATCAAACGTTTGCATTCTTCCTTTTTATTCTTGAAAGGATTAGAGGAAACTATCTTATTGATTTTCCTAAAAATGTCCTTCAAGACAATATTGAAACAATTAATATTGATACGGTATTAAAGCATATTAAAGATTTTTACCTTTCAAAAGGTACACCAAAATCAATCTCATTCTACTTTAAATTTTTATATCAAGAAGTTGCAAGCATTACCAACTACAGAGACCTCTTGATGGCATCATCTGATGCAATTTATCAAAATAAAGAAATCATTAGAATTGAAACTCTAGATAACTACAATCTTGGAACTTTAGCAGATAATGGTGCAATTCTTGTACAGGGAGTGAAAGAATTCCCAGTACAAACGGTAGAAAACGTATTTTCATACGCAAGTCAAATTTTTGAATTAGAGATTGCAAATGGAAAGAATATCATTCCCACAAATTTCACTAAAGTAGTAACCACTGTTCGTGAAATTCAAGGAAACTATTATGTTTATGTTGACTCTACTTATAATTTTCCAGATGAAGGTGAATTAAGAATTGGTGATAAGATTTATTCATATATTGATAGAGAACTTAATTATTTTGTCTTACCACTTGAAGGAAATCCTACGTTAAAAATTTCTGTAGATGATGTTGTTTATGATGTAAGTACATTAGCAAGAGTTAAAGAATTAAATGGTCCTATTTTGGAAGGATCTTATTTTGTCATTTATGCTGGTGTCAGTGATTTTGAAATTATCAACAACACTACGTATTATCAAAGAGGTGACTTAGGATTTGTTACCAATCTGATAGATGAGACCAACCTGTTAGTTACTAATTGGACATTTAATGATATAACTCCAATTAGTTTAAACCAAGACATTATTGCGGGAATTACTCAAGTATACACTGACTCTGAATCAGTTTATGTGTACACTTCTGGACTTCCATATTACAGTATTGACCCCAATGGAACTTATTTGGAAACAAATTCCATTGATATTAAAGATGCTAGAATTTTTAAGAAGTTTCCTAAACAATTTAAAAAATCTGTTGAATCTCAGCAAATATCTACACCTCCAAATAATGTAGTTGGAATCTTAAGAGATGGTTCATATGTTCATAACTGGAAAAGTGAATTTAGAATTATTAGGGGAGGTCTTACTTCTATTGATGTTGTAGAATCTGGTGATAATTTTAGTATTGACCAACCTCCAGAGTTGTTGGTAGAAAGACCATTTTTAAATGCAATTGGTTCACTTTCGGTCACCCAATCT